ATCGCGCTCCAGCGGATAGATATCCAGCTTGCGGGTAACGTTGTAGTAGCTGTCTGAACGCAGCATGATTTTACCCGGCACGGCAATCACACGCTGCCACTGGCGGCAGTCCAGCGTATCGCCCTCTTCGGTCACCACCAGCGTGGCAATCGCTTCAGGACTGACCAGGCTACTCTGCGGTCCTTTTGACTGCCAGTATCCCGCCAGATGCGCCGGGACAGGATGCTTAATCACATCCTGATAGTTATCGACCTGTACGCACCCGGTCAGTGCCAGCAGCGCGCCAGCAATTGCTATTTTTTTCATCATCTTTCCTGCTTTCGAAGAAAAAAATATTGTGGCATTAAAGCGCTGCGGCTGCCAGCGAAGATAAAGGGCTTAAACCTGCATGCCCATCACATGAGCATACATTTTTCATAATCGACAAAGATCGTCCAAGAGCGCACCAAATAACAGATGGTTAGAGTCGTCGAAAACATCATTCGTCTAAGTTCACCTTAGAGCGAGTGCTGTTTTGTGTCCCATATATGCCCCATCACATCACCGGGCAGTCGTCGAACTCACCAGAACGAGCATCGTTGATGCTGTAGGTGATCACCCCAAACAACGGCCGCGATGTATCCGACACATCGTCTTTCATCGGTAACGGCTCCCTCCTTCCATTTTCTGGGTTTTCCAGGCAAGGATGCGGTAGCGTCCTGTAGCGCATAATCCTGAACTCACCATCAACAGCACAGACAAGCAGAGAACCATCCTTCGGCGTCAGCGACGAGTCGACGATAAGCATAGCGCCCTTCATGATCCCGGCGCGCAGATATGTCGTGCCGGCTACCATCATGTACGTGGCTGATGGATGAGCGATAAGACGCTTATCGAGTGATATGCGCTCTTCAACGTAGTCTGCTGCAGGACTCGGGAACCCCATAATGCACCTCCGATATTTACTGTATGCATATACAGTATTATCATTCATGGGCTCAGATCAAGTGAGACGAGTAAGCTGATTGGTAAGTGGATGGAGAGACAGGATATTTAGTTGAGAAGAGCCCACCGCAGTGGGCCTGAACGTTTAATTTTCAAGCGAATTACTTATTAGTTTCATATACGCTCCCTGTTGCCAAGTTTTTCCATGTGCTACCTGAGAGCACAACCAAACCAACCCCGCAGGGGAGAGATTTATTTGTGTTAATCACAACTGATGATTCTTTTGCATTTAACAATGAAACATCACAGCAGATATTATTAATACCAGGCCTTGTAATGATTACACCCCCATTATCAGCAGCAATTGTGTTGTAATCACAATCTACATCACCTGAAATTGTCATCTCCCCACCTTTGACGTAAAATATTTTGTCTGATGGATTCCCATTAATTACTTTTGTGTTCGTTATTTTCAAATAAAGCTTAGACGATAATACTTGCGCAATCCTACCTTTCCCACTGCAAGTATAGTTTATAACATTTAGATTACTTTCCGTAGACATTCCTGAATTAACGTTTATCCACCCGCTTACACCGTTCTCTTGTAATACCCCGCTAAAAATGGCCTCATCAACCCTACAATCACCAATCATCCTAGCGATACATCCGTTATTAGAATTTTGAAATTTCGCCTTATAGTTATCAATGACAATTCGCTCAATGGTTCCTCTATTAAGGACGATGCTACTATTTGAATTATCTATGAAATCAGTGTATCCATTGCATACAGTAAGATTGCATATAACTGTGGATTTATGATTAACGCCTACAATGCAAATTGATTTGCGGGGTGGATTCTCAATATGAAGATTATGAATCTTGGTGCCAACGGTGCTGCTAACGCGGATTGTTTGTTCATTGTCGCTTGAATTGTATATATTCCTGAATGTTGCGTTTTGTATTTCTATACCAAACTTACCTGAAGCAAAGTTCCTATCATCAATATCAACCACTGGATATCCATCAGCAGGAATAGCGTGGATATCTTCTACAGTAAGACCTCTTACATTCGTGCTCAGTAAATTTGTATCACCCCAGATTCTAAATACTGCATGCTTTGTATTACCGTAGATCCCCGTTATACGAAATTTATCGAAAGCACCAATATCATTACCGGTTATTTTAACTGCGCACAATGCTGAGTCGCAGTACAATCCAGACACATCAACATTTTCGAAATCGCCAGGTTCGGAAATATCATAATTTGCATAATCTCCGATAGTAAATGCCAGCATATCATCGCCAGTTTTACCTTTAAGATTTCGTATATAGGCATTTTTGATTGGTGGTTGACAGTGCAAACCGTCAGAAAAGGTATCAAACTTAAGTCCATCAACGGTAAGATTACCTATTTTAGCGACCAACCATGCGTATTTATTCGCATTTAAGACTTTTAAACCCCCACCAATATATAGATTCTCTATATTTTTTAAAATACTGCACATGTGTGTAAGGTTGGATGTTTTTTGGTTTTTGCCATTGAAATCAATTTCACCAGAACCAGCTATTTCGATTGTTTGGTCTGGCTTTTCCGAATTCTCATGGTATGCATAATTCTGAAAGATATTGCAATTTGAGTTATTTGCAAGTTTTAATGTTACGCCATTGCCAATCCAAATTCTAGTAGAGGATGGTATTACCAATGTTCTGTCAGTCAGATAAACTCCAGGCTTAATAAAGCGGATATCTCCACCTGAAGAAATAAGCTTTGCCATTTGTTCGCCATAAACCTTTTCACCAGGCTCAATGCCGTATAACTGCGGGGTTATGAATCCATCCCCTTTTAACGATGGTGAGTCTTCCTTTGCCTTCTTGTTGCTAGCTACCGCTGTTCCACCAAGCAGCAGTGTAGCGGGCAATAGACCAAGAAGTTTACGGCGTGAAGTTTTCATTAACATTCCCTATCTGGCAAATATCCAGATGATACCTCAATTTTGAATCAGTCTCATCTGATATGTCACGATTACGAGCTTGGCCTTCCATGGCGCTTTAAATCAGATTGTGCTGGTATATGTAGCCCCAGAGAAAAGGTTTTTCCATACCTTGGTTTGCACCACGACCTGACCAGCTCCGCATGACAGACTGCCATTTGTATTATGGCACCCAGCACCATCTAGGGATGTAACCTTAGACACGTCACACGATATCCCCTGCATACCTCGCGCCAGCGTAATGGTTCCCCCGTTAGATGTAGCGACGGCGTTATTTCCGTCCGTTTCTACTGACCCGCGAAGGAAAACTACGCTGCCATTGGACGCCATGAACGTGTAGCCTGAGTCCCCTCGGTACCAGCAATTATTGACGAAAAGTCGCGCACTGGAAACGTTAATAAAGTTAACGCCTGTCTGCACATAGAACATGTCTGTGTTGTTGATATGCACGTCCACCTGTTGCGTCTGTTGCGTCACTGACACTACGCTAACCCCTTCGTCCTGACGGCAGTTAGAAATAAATACAGAATCAACACGTCCAGCAATTCCAACTCCACGATATGCGAAACCGTAAGTGCTATCGTCGAAAGAATAGTTAGAATCAGTGATGACGAGGCGGCCGATATAACCACGGGTATTTACTATCGCTGAGTTAGAGTCTTTTATAAACAGAGTGTTGCAGTTGGAAATATGCAGTTTTTCAACTGTCGCCTGAGATGCACTAGCCCCGAGGTTAACTATGCTATAAGCCGTTCTCGGGGTTCCATCTATAGTCATAGAGTGGACGATGGTTTGAGCGTTAGTGTCACCGGTAACCATAATAAGAGGCTGATTAGCGGCAGACTGGGACATTATGTTTTTAATGCTCATATTGTCAATCTCTACGGCATAAGTAACGCCAGCTGGCTGCGGTCCATGTAGGCCGTCTATTACTATTGCCTGAGCACCTGGACCTGGTGTAGCAAACACATCGCTTATTGTGAGGCGCTCTATTTTCATGCGCCCACGGCTCTGTGCGTCACCTTTAGCATAAAGTATGCAATTCCCAGATTGGCCGTACAACTTAGACACACTTATGTTGCGGAAAAGATTCATACCAGCGGTGCCGAGTGCCACAAGTGATGTTGCACGTGTTCCTTCGTCGTTATTCACGTTGCGAACGTAGACACCCTCGATATTTATGTTGGTGAAGTCTCCCGGTTCAGCAATATCATAATTTGGGTAGTCTCCATCTGTCAGGGCGCAGAAGTCATCACCGGTAACTCCACTAAGGTTCTTAATCCATGCATTTTCAATCGGCGGCTGAAGGTGAATTCCATCAGAGATCGTGTTGAATCTCAGTCCATCGGCGTGCAGGTTCCGGACTTTACAAATTAGCCAGCAGTATTTGCGGGAGTTACGAAACATGAGCCCGCCACCGATGCGAAGCGTGGTTACGTTTTTGAAGATGGCTCCCATCGCGTTAAGGCCGCTAAATGGCTTTTCAAGCCCGTCATAGTCGAGAGTGCCAGACCCCCATATTTCGATGATATCATCGGCGGTCCCAGTTCCACCGTCGGTCTCGTAGGCGTAGTTACGGAACAGGTTGCCGTTGTAGGTGCTGGCCGCGCGAATGGTAACTCCCGGGCCAATCCATAAACGCGTGCCTGAACGCAGCACCCAAGCGCGATCTGTCAGATAGGTGCCAGGTTTCTCGAAACGAATATCCCCTCCGGCTGCAAACATGGCATCCAGACCAGCACCAATAACGTTAGTGGTGCTTGGTTCAATACCGTACATCTGCGGAGTGCGGTATTGGATGGCAGATCCGACAGTGCCAGCAGGATAGACAGAGCCAACCGAAACCCCGACCAGACCAGCGCCACTCACCGCTGCAAGCGCAGCACGCAATGACGCATCACCAACACCAATCCACGCCCCAGGCGCAATACCGCCAGTGCTTGCCGGGGTTGAGTTAGCCGGAACAACTTTCGGTCCGGATGCGAACGAACCAGTCCATTTGTAATATTCGCCATCGGCGGTGTTCAGCAGCACCTCATTCGGGTTGTTGATAGTCGCGCCGGTGGTGAAAGTTTTCCCTGTAAGAATTACGTAACCGTAGGCGGCCATTGCCTGCTGAGAAAGATAGTTCATTCCCTCAATGGTGTAGTGTTTCACACCAAAGCGATCAGTGTAGGTCCACCCCATCGAAGTGACGAATTCGTCAATTTTCCCTGCGTTGAACTTAAGGTCGCGAGGAGATTCACTTGGTACTGCGTCTTGAGTTGGTTGCGTAGCCATATTTATTCCATAAAAAAGCCCGGCGCGGTGGCCGGGTCTGGTTGGTCGTGGGAGGTTCTTATTGGTAGATGGCGTCGCTGTATTCCGCGACGGTAAGAGATACCGTGTTATCTGTGTTCGGTTTGATGCTGTTGACCGTCCATAGCTGACTGTCCAGTTCCTCAACTGTCGCAATGAGATAGCGCGAGGGGAGCTGCACAGTGTCTCCGTTCCATATATTGAGCTGAATGTCGGGTATTGCTGCGGTGAAACCGTACTTCGTGTCGCTGCGTGCTGTCGCCGGATAGCGAAGCGTCGGATTACCTAAGCTGTCTGTGACCAGCACATACATCGAACCGGTAAACGTGATCGGCTCGCTGGTATCGAATTTATTCCCGGCACGACCGGTGATGTATCCCTGTTGCTGGTTACTGTCGTAGATGTCAGGCATCTGAATGACGCTTCCAACCTGGATAATGCCGTCTTCGAACACCTTTGCGTTCATCTTCACGCGGGAGTAGATAAGTCGCTTCGTTTCGCGCAAAGCGCGTTCCCGCGCCTGGTACTCGTTACGGAAACCAACGATCTCCAGTTTGTTCGGGTTTTCCGCTTCCTGTTCGACGATAGAGCCATTCAGGACCCGGTAGTTGATGTACGTCTTGTTGTTCGTGGTTGGGTGAACGTAGGACACCTGCACGCCGTCGTAGCCGCCAGGAAGAGTAGCCTCATACGTCATTTTGTACTCGTCCGTCTTCATGTTGGCCCGGTTGAATACGGCCGCCGGGTAATCAACTTTCTGATCCCTGGTGAACGTCAGCACGCCGTCATCCCAGTACGCTACCACTGAAGCCGCATTGCAGATCGCCTGGACACGGTC